ATATAAAACAAAACATATGGAAAAATTTGAGAAAAGACTAACGCCAAAACAACAGGCATTTGTAGAAATCTTTGTGAAAGAGAATGGTCGCTTGACCGCCACAGAATGTGCAAAACAAGCTGGGTATTCTGAAAAGTCTGCTATCAGCCAAGCCTCTGTCATGCGTAATCCTAAATATTTTCCCCACGTCGTAAAAGCTATTGAAGATTTACAGCGTGAATATGCGGAAGCTAGTAAGATAGATTTTGTCAAACATTCTCGTGAACTTGCTCGTTTGAGAGATCAAGCTGTTGTTAACGGTCAGATTGGTCCAGCCGTAAATGCTGAATACCGTCGCGGTCAGCTTGCTGGGTTTTATGTTGATAGGAAAGAGGTAGTAACCGCGTCGCTCGATAATATGTCAAGACCAGAACTTGAAGCAAAATTAAAAGAGATACGCGATCACAATGTTATTAATGGTGAAGCTATTGGCGTAGAAGTACAAGAAATAGAAGAACAAGAATAATTAATATTATTTCCCAAAATATAATAAAGATCATATTACCAACTTATCTTATATGCTGATGTGTCGTGCTTGGTGGCATGGTTTCTACATACAATACTGCAATATCTTTCAAACTTACCCATCTTCTTTTCTTTACCGCAACGAAAACATTTTCGTAGCCGTAATTCTTTCACTGCCTTTGGCTTACTCATGTTGTAATAATCTGGTTTATCCAAACTCATCTATTCCCTCCATGTATAATTGTATTTTCTCTTTTAATTCTTGGCTGTGTCTAGCTAATTGATTTTCATAATGATAATGATCTTTATTGTTATCAAAATTGTCATTGTCATCTAACCACCTAATAATGTGTTTTATTAGTTTATCTTTGTCTATTTTGTCCACGGTGTCCATAATCTTGCCTTTTCTCCTTCCCATTCTACTTCTATAACATTATCCTTTAACCATTTTTTTATCGCGGCTAACAAATACTCGCCCGATTCTGTAAGTCCTTCTTCTTCATCAATGTATTTGTCTAGCTCTGCGTCATCACAAAAACTAAAAAACAATCTCATTAAATCATCTGACTTTTGCTCTAGTTCTTTGTCTGTCATCATTATCCTTTCTTTATATGTTTAGTATCATCATACATAGAACACCATTCGTAAAAAGCATCTTCCCATTGTGCTTGAAAATCTGGATCATCATTCATTAAATTATAAAATTCATCTCTTGCTTCTTTTTCTGTCATCACACCATCCAATAGTAATTGTCACCGTCAAATTCTGTTTGATTGTAATCCATAGCAACTGCGTCTGCCCAACCTTGCCAATCTATATAATAGTGTATTGGATTACTATCATCTTGACGGTCAAGATAACCAAAATCATAAGCCGTATCTTCGCAATATTGTACCCAATAATTTTCACGAATAAATGTTACGCCCATTTCAAAGTTATCTCTTCCAACTTCTTCAATCAGTTCTTCTATCGCCGCTATTCTTTCTATGTCGTCTATTTTATCTAACGTTTTTAATTCGTCTAATAAATCTCGACTATCAAATATATCACTCATAATTATCCTTTCTTTTTTATTCATTATCATTTTGTTCTTGACTTGTCAATTAATTAGGAATAGTTAGGATAATGTTTAATCGTGTTTCCCAACGTAAGATACAGAGGGATTGCGGTAGACAACGGTGTTAGGCATATTGAAATTTATTTCAAGGGTAGGGTGGCAATCACATGATTAAACAATTAGAGTTAATGATAACGTGTCCTAGTTGGATAGACATTAGCTCGACTGCGTAAGCGACGGAGTTATTCGGATAAGTCTTATTGAGGGGAAGAAGTGAATGAGAGATACTCTCAAATAGATCATGTATCTAAGGAAACTAAACTTCCCCTCGCAAAATTAAGAAAGGGATTATGAGTATTACTTTTGTTTACCGTGATGAAAATAATAAAGTTCAAGTTAAGAAGATAGATTATGAAGAAGTTAAAAAAAACTTGTTTAAATATTTGTCCCATGATATTAGGAGTATCATAAAAGAGAAAGAAAAAGATGAAAAATAAAAATTTACTACAAACAGATTTAATTTACAAAGGTGTGGCTAGCATTCGTATAGAATATGATCAAGGGGATATTACAGTTTTTCACGGCGATGACAATACTGTATTAGCTTCGTGGAAAGAGCCAGATGATGTTAATGATCATTGGGATATTTTTTGGAATTTGATAAATGATCAAGTCAAACAAAACAATGGTTTTAGAATAGGCGGTTAATATGAACATAGTATTTAAGTCGGGCGATTATGTTTCTGTCCCGATGACAGAAAACTTATTTTGGAATAGAGTTGGTAATCTTCGCAACGCTATGCTCACGGCGGAGGATTTTCAATTTAGATTATTATACTTTCACAAGCTACAAGAATTAATGAAGTTTGTACCATGAAATTTATATTTTCGCGGTCTAAAAAAATTGCTAAAATTGATTATTCACAGATCGTGAAAGATACCCCAAGAATGAGCTTGGGGTTTTTTTTAATCGTGATGATAATAAACATTTGCTTTTTATTTGTTCCCATGTTATTGGGATATTAACAGAAAGGATATAAATGACTAATCAATCTGATTTAAATAAAGACTTTGTTTCTATGTTTAGAGACTTAGTTGATGATATTCATAAAATTAAAATGACTATGATCGATTTAAAAGGTAGCATTGATTCTCAACATATTAGAAACGATAATTTTAATGACCGTTTAATTAATCTTGAAGAAAACAAGATTAAGATAATTGATGAAGAATTAAAAAGAATTGATACTTTAGAACAAGCTTTTAATAGAGAATTTTAATAATTTTCATAATAATGGAAATAACCCCGTTTTTACGGGGTTTTTTTACGGTTAAAAAAAACAAAATATCTCTTGATTTCCTAGAAATTCCCATATAAAACAAAATCAGCATATGGCTGAAAGAAGAATTATTATGAATAACAAAGTAGAAAATTTTGAATGGCACTCATTATTAGACTTATCTGGTAAAGGGTTACACAAATTTAATGCTGTTGGTAAAGATATGACTTGCTCTCAGTTAATGAACAATGCTGGTCTAGATTGGAATGTTGAAATGAAAGAAGTTTATTTCAATGACAATAAAGGTCGTTATATTGATAATTACAACGGGGATAAAAAACTTTATTCTCTTGTAAAAGACGATAAACAAATTTTAGTTAGTAACTTAACAGAAAGTTACAAACCGTTACAAAATAGCAAAATTGCTCAACTTGGCGATTATTTCGCTGACAAGACGGGTATAAAATTTGAACACGCTTTTAGTTATGATAATGATAAGTATCTAACATTTATGGCA